GTTATCGAAATTGATCAGCGCCACGAAGCGCCGGTTGTACATGTTCCAGATCCCGAGGTTCGTCGACTCTCCCCCGGCCGCGCCCGCCCCGCCGAAGATCAGGTCCACTTGCGACGAGCCGTTGGTGTGAATAGTCCCGACATACGTGCCACGATCCGCACCTGGACCATTCGTGATCGCGACCTTGTTCATCAAGAGCCCATTCACGTATTCCAGTTCGGTCGTTCCCGCCCCGGTGCCACGCGCCGTGTCCGATGTCCACAAGGGACCACGGGTGCAGCGCAGCGTCCCGCTATCGCTCCAGACGAAGAGGTCGTAATTACTATTGGTCGTCGCAGCGGCAGGGCTTTTCGTGGTGTCCGTCGTGAGCTGCGATAACTCCGTGAACGTTTTGAAGCCCCAATTTGAGCCGTCATAAATCGGCACGACGTTCCCGGTCGCCGGCGTGTAGTAGACCGTCGTCTGAGCGGTGGCCGAGGAGACCATCCAGGGCGTCGCGGTGGTGAGCGTGAGTCGCCCCTGCGGTTCGATCGCGGCCGAAATGCCGGTGATTGAGGTCGAGCCTGATATTTGCGCGAGTTGTGGCGAGGCCGGGGAACCGGTGGTCGTGACCGTGCCGACGCCGCCTCCGCCCCCACCCGTGATCGACGTGCAGCCCCAGGTATTCGAGGACGCCGTGTATGACACTGCTTGGTTGGCGCCGTTACAATCCGTCAGTGTCTTCCAGGCGCCTGCCGACGACGAGGACGAGACAAAGACCTGGTCATCACCGCCAGGCGCCGCCGCCGTGCCGCCGTTCGCCACGGAGACCGGAGCCGTCGGGACGAGCGACCAGGTATTCGCGGCCGTGCAGACATAGAAGCCTGCGCTCGTGCCCGTCTTGTAATAAATCTGCTTCGGTGTGCAGGTCGCCGGCAGCGTGCCGCTCGAGGTGATCGATGTGGACTGCGCACCCAGCACCGCTGAGAGACCGAATAGGATGACCGCGAGTGTCAGGAAGGGTCTACGCATCATCAATCCTCTATGCCAAGGTAAAGAGCGGGAAAGGGCCATAGGTGACGCCGCCCTTTCTGTAATACACACTCACGGTCGCTGGCGTGCCTCCGTCGTCAATAAACCAGGCCGTGCCGTTGATCGGCGTGGCCGGCGATGACGTGCCGACGTTCTGCATCACTTCCAGATCCACCACATTTGCCGACGCATCCTTCCGACCCAAATGATGTGTGGTCGGGTCGATATGGATGCGCTGTTCTCCGGCTGCTGGTGTGTCCAGCCCACTGGCCGCGGTCTCGACAACGAGCACTGAGGGCGTTTCGACATCATCAAAAGGTATAGACATAGCTAAGGCACCGTCACATAGTCGGTTCCGTCAGGCGTCGTGACGAGATCAAACGTATCCGGCGTCACCACCAGGTCGGCGATGTTGCGGATCGTGTAGGCGGTGATCGTCACCGTGTTCTGGTTGCATTCGAGCTCGTGGCGTTCGCACCGCATGGGCTCTTCCGTATAGCCATTCGCCCCAATCCCCTCGATGTGCGTCAACGCGAAGACATCACCCAGATCGATCGATGTGCCGGAGAGCGGCACCGTAAACGTGACGCGTCGCTTCGGGAAGCTGTAGCGTCTCAGCACACGATTCGCGACCTGAGCCGCCAGCGTTTGATCGGATAGGAAGTGCAAGTCCATCTGCTGCGCCGCGATGACCTGATCGAAGTGATACTCAGAGGCGGCATCTTCGACTTGAATATTGCCGTCAGCGGTGGACTGCCAGCCGTCGCTGTTCGGCAGGACGACACGCACACCGCGCGTCCAATCGAACACCGGACCGCCTGATGTGCGTCCAGAGAGATCGCGCCCGTACCGATACGGCAGCACGTTGAAAAAATCAGACGTCACCCCGTCACTGACTCGGAAGGAACTCTCGGCGATGTTGATGACATCATCGACGACGTCCAGGCCGGCCGGAATGTCATCGGGTTCTCGACTCGCGATCAGTTGGCCCTTCCGATTGAACCCGATCTGGAAATCTCCACTGAGGCAGAACTGCGCCAAGGCATCCCCGAGCCCGATTTCTTCCTGGAAGGCCCCGAGCACACCGACGCCAGTGAAGTCTGGGAACGCGGCCGCGAGGGCTTCGAAGCTGTCTCGGTCCACACAGGTCAAACCCGGGATGGCCGTGAACTCAATCGGGGTTGCCCCGACCCAGCTCTGCGCGTTGATTGGCCGATCCGGAGGTCCGGCGTTTTCCGCGAAATGGAGCGCCTGCAGAAACAGGTTCGTAATGACCGTGCCAGTCGCATCACCGACGTCTTCGATCCCGTCGAAGTTCACGGTGAGCACGTTATCGCCAGAGGCCAGTTCATCAGCCGCGACGATCTTGTTCGTCGTCGAATACGCACGATCAATGTCGATCGTGGTGTACCGCCGCCCGAACCGCTCGAGGTACTGCCTGGAATCGTAGGCCGACGTCCAACTGGACCTGCCAGGCACGACGAAGTACGCATCCACTTCCGCTGTGGAAAGCCTCACCCCTCCGAGATAGAGCTTGAAATTTCCCTTCACGGCGCAGCCGGCGAAGAGGAACTGGCTGCGCGTGATCAGGTCCGTCAGGCCAGTACTCAGGCCGGTATACGTCCCGGCGACGGCACCGCTGCCGGTGTCGGTCGTGACAAATCCACCGCCCAATGTGCCGGGAATGTAGGTGTTATTTCGTGCCGGCGGCTTCGCGTCCTCGCCGGCTGTATAGAACGGCCCACCTGACAGCGGCGATTTGCCATATTTGTAATTGAACGACCCTCCCCCGAGATTCGTCGCGAGGCCGAGATATTTGATGTTCGCGCCATTGGTGTCCCCGGCGTAGACGCGCACTTCCGCGGCCGCGGTGTCGGCGGTGATCGGGAAATCACAGTAGACGATCGCCGTGCCACCGTTGACCTGGTCGCGCAGCTGCTGGTCGTCAGGAACGGACTGGTCCACGGAGTCGTAGTAGGTTTCCCCGCGATGGTCGCTGATCCGCTGCAGCGCCGGATCACCGTAGAACCCATTCATGGCGGTGAAGTAGAACCGCTTCGTCACGGGATTAGCCGGACTGCCGGTCAAGCTGGGTGATCCCGCCACTGGATCGGGGAGATAGCCCGTCGCGCGGCTGGAATCCGCGACCGTCTGTTCATCTGAGTCGTCAAACTGCCCGTAGGGAAACGGCGCCGGACGATTCAAGACCTGCTGAGGCGTGACGTTGATGTCGAAATCTTGCGGCAAGACCGACGGTTGCCAGGACAGCTGTGACTTCCGTTGCCGCGTGTACTTGCGACGCATCCAGTCCACGCACTCGATCGAGAACTTGAGATCCTGATCCGGCGAATAGGTCGAGATGAATCCATTCGCGGCGAGACGCGGCACGCGTTCAAGCCGTCGATCGGTGTCATCGATCTGACGGACCACCATGGGACGGTTCGGAAAGTAGCGCGTGAGCTCAGTGTCGAGCATCGCGCGGAAACGGCGGTCCGTATCAGAGAACGTAGCGCCAAATGACAGTTGTTCGATTTGCCCCTGTCGATCTGAGAGCCCGCGCGTGATGAGCTTCCAATTGAGCACAATCGCAGCCTTGAAGCCCATGTAGTAGCTGGCGCGATCATTCAGATCGACTTCGGCGTAGGCGTGCGCGTCTTCGTTGTGGTGTTCGATCCACGTCAGCGGATGGGAGACTTGCCCATCCCCTGGATCGAAGGACACTTCGGTCGGATCCGGCGGGGTCGCCTCCCATGACAGCGCTGCGTGACTCCAGCCGTCATCGAGATGGGAGAGTGCCCACGACATCGTCACCGAGGGTGCGGCGCCCGCCTTCGAGCTCCCCGCGCTCATCTGCTCTGACGGCGGCGCGAAGATGACCGCCGTCCCTTCCTGGTTCCAGAGCTGTGACTGTCCCGCGCCGGCGGTGACGTCCTGTAAGCGATGATTGAAGCCGACCCAGTCGATCACCTCCGCGGCGGCATAACTCGGCACCGTGACCGTCGGAGGGCCATCCGTCACGCCGTAGCCGCCAGCGCAGGAGAACGAATGGCCCACAATCGTCGACGGCCAGCCGCTCAGATTGACGACGCCAGCCGAGAGCAGGCGACCGCTCGTGAGCGTGATCACGACGTTCGCCAAGCCGACCGACGGTGCGGCCAGGCGCCACCATTCATTGATGCCGCCATAGACCGCCGCGTGGCCGCCGCGCTCGAGCGCTACGCCGCTGAACGTGATACCGGAGACGATCTCTTCAGGATGAAGGCCGGACGTCCACCAGGTCAGTAAGACGTAGAGCGGATTCGCATCGGAGGTATGCGCGATCGTCAGGCTCGCGACGGTTGAGTGCGCGGTCTTCCCGCTGTGAACCGTGGTCGTAACCGGCATTTACGTGCCAGGCCTCAATCCGCGCGCGACCTCGTCGATCTGGATCTGATGACTCCATACATTCTGGAGGTCATAACTGAGGCTTTGGATGTCATCGCCCCAGGTCGAAAAATAGGCTTCGTTCAGCGTCGGATCGGGGATGAACAGCCAGGGCGTCGCCGCGCCGCCGCTCTCAATCCAGGTGGTCCTCAGTTCACCGGCAAAGGTGGTGGTGGGTTGTTCGGTGAGTTTGAACGAGACGAGATGCGTCCCTCGCGCATATTTCGTCTGCACCCCAAAGCCCGTACGCGAGCGAATGATTGGACTGGTGACCTCACGCACCTGGTGCCATTTGTAATTGCGATCGAACCGACGAATCGCCGGACCCATCACCCACTGACCAAGCTGGATGTTCTGCGAATTGCTCGTGATCACCAGCCGCCAATATCGCCAGCCCGTTGTGTTGTAGGTGCCCTTCGTCGGCGTACAGGTGGTCAGATCGAGCCACGGATTCACCGGCCATGGATTCGCCGTCCGGCCATACCAGGTCGGGATCGTGATCGCGGCTTCAAAGGCTGGACCAGGGCTCCCAGACCAGTTCCCGTTGATCGTGTTCGCCTGAATTTTGACGTTCGCGCCCGCATCGAAATTGTGATGGATGAGCGCCACCAGATCGATGCGTTGCGCGGAACCGAAATCCGCGACCCATGCCGCCGTCGTCGAGTTGATTTTCGCGACCTTTGCGGGATTGTCATCGACTAAGGCGGTCGGCCCGTAGGTCGCATCGCCGGGATCGACGCCCGTGTTGATCGTGATCGTGGCGTTCTTCAGGACATGATCACTCGGCCGTTGATAGATCGCAGCCGCCATCAGGCCGTCCCTGCGAGCTCGCGCAGCTCCGTGCGCGCACTATCAACATTGCCGTCATATACCGTATGGGTCGCTCGCACGATTTCTCGTCCACTGACCGAGACAATCGTCGGGCGCAGCATCAACGCCGCGCGTAAGGATCGAATCTCTGCGATGAGGGCATCACCGCCAGTCGCGACGGTATTACCGGCTCGAGCAAATGAAAATGATTCGGGCCCTGCTTCGCCTGCCAGAAAGAGCGTCGGTTTCGTCACGACGCCAGACCCGCCCGAGGCCATCGGCACGACCGGCAGCGAATCGACATTGAAATGCACGGGGATATTGATGGCAAAATCGAAACTATCTTTCACGCTCGTCGCAGCGGCATCGCCTTCGGCATGCACGTAACCAGTCCACTCATCGGTATATTGTTTCCAGGCATCTGCCGTGTCCGAGGCGGCGACGGTCTGGGAATCGCCAGTGGCATCGGCCGCATGCTCCCCGAGTTTCGCCGCCGCATCGAGAGCCGCCTGGAGTTTATCGATCCATGCCTGCACCGCTTCCGGCCCTTGTTTCTCCGCATCAAGCAGAGACTTCACATCGGATTGGGCCTGCTCGGATGTCTTCCCAATCTTGCGATAGGCCTCACCAATGCTATTGACGAAGGTTGAGAAATCCTTGAATTGCCCTTCGAAGGTGGCTTCGAGTTCTCGCCCTGACAGTTCTTTTTGCGAGGGACCACCAATCGAAAAGAGCTTCTTGATGCCCTTCTCGAGCAGGCCAATCCCGGTATTGATCAGCGAGGTAATACCCCCCGTGAGAATGGACCCGAATTGATTGATGATGCCTTTGCCAAGGTTTTCCAAGACGCCACCGAGTCCATTGCCGCCACTCAGACCTTTCCAGATGGAGTTCAGGCCATCGGCGAACCCCGTCAGAATGCTATGGCCCCTAATCGCTTCGTCATTAATTTGCTTGAGCGCGGCGGCAGCTTGCGGTGAGACATTCGGCAAGAGAATCAAATTGTTACGCACGTCCACGAGCGCAGCCGAGAGAAACCGTCCCGATCGCTCAAGGGCCTCAACGTCCTTCTTCGTCGCATCGACGGCTGATCCGAGCAGAATGGTCTGGTCCGCAAACTGTGCCGTATTGGCCGAGAGGTCAGGGATTAACGCGCCGTAGATGCCCAATCCTTTCGCGGCCCCTACCGCATCCGTCGTCAGATTCTTGGCGCTATTGCGAAACCGCTCCTGTTCATCCGCTAGTTTCTTGAGTTCAGCGGCATGTTTTCTGGTGGCGTCGGCATCGGCCTTCCGCGCCTCGGTCATCAACTTTTCAACGTTGACCGTCTCGCCGATGACGATCCCGAGATTAGCCAGACCCTTTTCTCGCGCGTCTTCTTCAGAAGCCAGTTCAATTGTCTTTTTGCCCTGCTCCGTCAGTTTGTCGATATAGGCTTGCGCCGCGACTTCCGGCTGGAGTAATAACCGATGCCGCTGTGCGGCTTCGAGGATCTTCTCCGCTTCCGCGAGCGTCGTCACGGCATGGCCGGCTTCCTCAGTAGCGCGGGCCATGAGTTCGCCTTTATTCAAGCGATCGGCATCAGCCTTGTCGGCTTCCTGTTGGGCCTCCACATATTTCTTAATCAAGGCCACGGCGACCCCAATAGCCACTAACCATGGCGCAATCGAGGCCACGAACGCCGTCACAGTACCCGCAGCCGCGGCCAGTGAGGCTTCAAATCCGACCGCAGCTTCGGTCGCGACGACTTCGGCTTCTGCCATGGTAAACAGCACGCTTCCATAGGCGCCAGCTGAGACCGCGGCCGTTTCCGTAGCAGCCGCCGCCGTGCCCATGGCGACGACTTCTCCGGCGATCATCGCGTCGAGCTGCTCAGTCGAGAGGGTCGCGAGATTCTGGCTGGTCGTGAGTGCAGTCGTCGCTGCCGACAGTTCCGCGACACCGGTCGTCGCGACCGATGAACTCGCACCAATGCGATCGGCTGAGGCGGCCGCGCCCTGTGCTTGGACTTCAAAGCTCTTGAGCTGCGTCTCGGCCTTCGTGACTTCAGCGTTAAAGGAGCTGAAATCGGCCTGAAATTTTCCGGTTATGGCCACTGGTTAGTCCTGCTCGCGCGCCCGCTGTTCCTCGGTAATCATCTGGAGCAACACCTCATAATCGTCACGACTTAAGGCGCGGACCCACTCCACGCGCCAGTGCATCAATTTGGCGATGCTGAGATCGCTTCTTATGCCAGCGTCCCAGCCGTCTCGTTTTTTCGCGCCTCCCGCTCCGCGTCGATCTGCTCTTCGTGCGCATTGATGGCGTCGACGATTTCTTTGTAAAGTTTGGGTTGCAGCGTGTTCACCGCGCCTTCGTTCACTTCGACGGGCTGTCCGTGCTGGGTGAAGGACCAGCCGAGTAGATAGGCCATCACTTTGGTAAACCCGACTTTTTCAGGATCGAGCATCACCTTTTCGCCGGCGCGCATCTCCTTCACCAGACCGGCGAAGGAATGTCGCTGCTCGTACGCTGTCAGTTCTTTTTTGATGTCGATATAGCGCCCGTCCGAGAGCGGCAGACGGACGATCTCTGGCTGGACAAAACAATCATCGTTTCCCATGACTCAAACTCCTGTCGAAACCCGTTGGACTCGTTTCCGTCGAACTATTGCAACTGCTGCCCCAGGACCGCCTGCATCTTCGTCTGACCAGTGACGGGGCCCATCTCAAGCGATTCAATCGGCCAGCGCCATTCCCCTGGTTCTCGCACCGGTTGTGGCTCGCGACAGACGCAGGCCTGAAGCACCTTCGAACACGACGCACACGTTTCTTTCAGATAGGGCGCGACGAACATCAACGGCCGTTGCTTCATCTTGAAGGCATCCGACAAGACGAGCGTGGCCGTCATGGTCCAGTGCCCGTCCTTGTCGCGATAGATTGCGTACCCTTCAATCTGCGCCGCGGTGTAATAGGACCATTTGATCAGGCCCTTCACACCGGTAATAGCCAGAGCCATACCTACGGACGCATCACCCAGTTACCGGCCGCGTCGAACTTGCCGCTGAAGGAGACGGCGCCCGTCGAACTGCAGTTGATCGACCCGTCGACGTAGGCCAGCCCTTCGAACATGAAGGTCGGCTCGGCGCTGCTCGGCAGCAGACGGAGCCAGCAGGTGGCCTGTGCCAGCACGACGGCGAAGAACGTCGGACTGGACAGCTTGTTCCAGAAGCCGCCAATCGTCCCGGTGAAGTCCGGGAGGCCGACGACCTTCTGTTTGTTCGTGTCCCCGAAGCAGGTGACATCGACTTTGTCGGTCGACATGTCCAGCGTGTAGGCATTCGTGTCGGCCAGAGCCACAGGCGTCACCGGGCTCGCCGGTGTCGTGTCGATCAGAATCTGTCCGGTCTTTCCATGAAGGCGTGCCATCTGCGTTCTCCTTTACTGCTGTTCGTGTCCGACCAACCCCTAGGGATTCACATCCATCACGACGCGATAATTCCCGCCGCGGATAAACCAACGAATCGACGGGTCAACTTCATCGATGTCGGTACCCCGCGTGCGCGATTCACGAAACATTGCCATCTGGGTATAGCCAGCTACTTGTGCTGGTGGTGATCCGATCGTGAGCGGCTGATCATCGAGAAGCGCATCTATCCTGGCCGCGGCCGCTTTGATATTGCCGCCAGCCGTTGACAGCATCCACGCTTCTACCCCGAACAATGCATCTTCGAAGGCACGCCTACCAAAAACGGACTGATCGGTTTCATCGATCAATCTCACAATCACGAACCGCGTCATATTGGGCGGCGCCTCGTCGACATAGACGCCATTAGGGCACAAGGACAACAACGTCGCGTCGGCTCCGAGCTTCGCCACGATGGCCGCGTCGATGTCAGACGAGTCGTGGCTCATGCCGCTTCACCAAGAACAACCAGCCCATGCCGCTCGAGCAACGCTTTGAGCTGGACGTTCATCGCACGGCGCCGCTTGATCACAGCTGGGATGAAGACATTCCCAGGTGGCATCATGCCAGTGGCATGCAAAACGCCCTTCTGCTTCGTAAAATAATGGCGAGCCCGTGTTCCTCTCTCGAAAATAAAGGCGAGCGGCGCCGTATTCTTCACGAGCCGCGCACTCGTGAATTTGCCTTTGTCCAGACGCGAGACGAAGACGTGGTCCTGCAGACTCCCCGATCGCCGCGGATAGCCTTTCTTGATATCTGAGACAGCTCCATTCGCGGCCGCATCGACAATCGCGTCGGCATCAACGGCCAGCGACTCTGGCAACTGCTCCAGATCGACCTTGAACTCCGCCAACCCATCCCAGTGAAGCGTGACGGACATTACGCGACGACCTCCGCGACGAGCGCAATGGTTTGCACCCCCGCCCCTTCGGTATCGGAGACGTCCAGCACATTGCCGGTGTGGACGGCGCCCGATCGATCGGTCCAGACCATTCGCGTCTGCGTGGTGATGCCGGCATGAAATCGACCGGTCATGACGTACGTCGCATGCGCAGTGATCGTCGCCGCGAAATGCCGTTCGGCGTTCCGCACGCTCGCTTTCTCGAGGGCGCAACGCCAGGTTGCCGGATCGAGCGGCGTATAGGTTTGTGTGAATCCGCCATCACCATCAGAGACCGGCGGGCCGGGATTGGACAACGTCACGACTTGCCGCAACGTGCCGATCGAGATGTTTACACCCACGGCCACACCTGCGCCGTCGGCCATCGGCTGTACGTTCGAAGGACTTGCGACGGCAGCGCCGAATATTTGAAGCCCGCCAACATCTCTTTCACGCCGAGCGGCAGCTCGATCGGCACCGCACGCGAGGTCGGTTCATAGACACCGGACGGAAAAGTGTCGAAATGCCCGATCAGAAAACAGAGGATCCCGCGCACCAGAGACGGCATCGCTGCGGGCGTGCTGCCGTAACCGCAGGTATAACGAATCCGCACGGCACCGGTTTCGCACCGCGCGATGGGCCAGACCTGGCCAGAAACCGGCTCGACCCAGCCGCGGCGCGCGTAGTCACCCACAGGAATTGAGGCGCGATAGACGGCCGGCGACCCGCCGAACGTCTGCAGGGCGCCGTTGCTGTCGATGTACTTGACGCTGACGACCGATTGCAGGGGCGGACGCGGCAGTTCGATCCGGGCCGCTGAGCCACTCGCGCCGACAAATGGGAAGGCATCCAGCCAGACCTCACGCGTGGCGGTCAGGAGCTGCCGGCCGGTTTGTTCTTCAAAGTAGGACGCCGCGGCATCGATGCGCACGGCCGTCAGCGCATCGTCAGCAGTCCCGAGCGCTCGGATGTGCTGCTTCGCATACGCGAGCGTCAATGCTTGGACGGCCGGAGAGCCGCCGGCGACGGTGCTGATGAGCGTGTCGGTGAGCTCGAGCTCGTTCACGCCAGCACCGCCATCAACGTCGGATACGCTTCGAGGCGAAAGACAAAGCTCAGGTCATCGATATGCTGCCAGCGAACGTTGGCGGCCATCAGCCGCCAGATCAATTCCCAATCCCAGGAGAAAACACCGCGACAGGGCAGCTCGTCTCCGAACTGTTCCTTGAGCACGGACCGACGGAAGAGGGGCTGGCCAAGATCGATTCCGGCGCCGACCGGCGGGCAGTGTCTGAGCTCGCGGCGGCCCGCATAGAGACACGAGCTGTAGACGAAGCCGAGATCGGGATCGGCATCGTAGGCCGCGATCAACGCCGCGAAGTGATGCGGCAGGTAAGCGTTGTCGTCACTGAGGAAGCAGACGAATTCACCGACGCTGGCACGTAAGCCAGCCATCGCGGGAGAAATCCCCCAATCGTTGGTGCGGGCCGGCAAGTTCAGATGCCGGACTCCGGCGTCGGCGCACACCTGGGCAATCTCTGAGAGCACATGGTCAGGCGGCGCATCTGAGACGATCAGGTGTTCGAAGTCGCGATACTGCAGTTTCTGGACCGAGCGTATGCACCGGCGCAGACAGGCGACGCGGTCGTACACCGTCGTGACGATGGAGACGCGCGGGGTCATGCGGCCACCGCCGATCCCACTGTGGCCAGGACGGTCTGCAATCGATTCGCGTACGTGTGATCCTTGAGTCGTGCCGCGCATTGCAAACGGATGGCTTCGGCGCGATCCGGCTCGGCGATCAAGCCCGCGATCAAGTCGATGCATTCCTGCTCGGATCGGAACGTTGGCAGCTCCGGGACGACGCGATCCACCTCCGGCCGCCATTCACTGACAACCAGGGCCCCGCAGGCGAGCGCTTCATAGACCCGAGGATTCAGCGACGTCGCAGGAATGCCGTCACGGTTGAAGTGATGGACTTCTCGAAAGACATTCAGCACGATCCGTGTTTGCTGATAGAGCGCAGCCGTTTGACTGGGCTGGATGTTGCCAGCCAGGCAGAGCCGATTGACGTCCGGATCGTTCCAAGCACCCCCGACGACATAACTGAGGAGTCCGGCACGCGCTAACCCGGTCAGGTAACGATCACGCGTGCCGTTCCCCCCTCCGATAAACCCCACCGCATGCGGGCGCGGGCCATCGCTTGGACGGTGCACATGAGGGTCGTAACACACCGGCAGGTACGTGGCGTGCTGGTGCCGATCAAGCGTCGACGGATCGCTCACAAAGACATGGTCGAACCGTCCGGACCAGGCGCTCGTATCGTCCACTTCGTACGGCTCATCCAAGAGCCACACGGCCGATCGCGCGACCTGGCGCCACTGATAGGCGAAGCGACGGCCATGCACCAGGAACATCAGGTCCGGCGCGAACTGCGCGATGCGATCGTTCAGGCGCGGCTCGCTCCAATCCGCGTGCACGTACTCGATCCCGAGATCGGCCGCAGCATGGACGAGGCCCTGCGTAAACACATTCCCACACGACAGGAATTGATAGTCGATGCCGAAGACGCGCGGCTTAGAAGACAACGGGGTCATAGCGATGACTCGCCAGCTCCTCTTCCACGACAGCCGCTGTGGCGCCCCAATGATGCGTGCCGTGGTGACGGAGCCGATTCGATGGGCTGATCCGTTGGGCCCGATCGCGGACGCGGCGCGTCACGGCAAACGACGGATCGGCGTTCTGCCAGTGCGCGCCATCGAACCGATGGGTCTCCGAACAGGCCTCGCGGTTGATGAAGTAGTGATTCCCAGGCACGAGCTGCAGGCCGCGATTTGAGCGCATCACACTCGGCTTCGAGCCAAACAGATGGCCATGACGACGTTGCAGCACAACAGGCGTTTGCGTGATATCCAGATCTGCGTCATCCGCATGTCGATAAATTTGGTTCAACCAGCCTGGCAGCGCGACGTCCTGCGGCGGCACGGTCTCGAGATACGATTTCGCCGTCGCGCCGGTGGGATCATCGGGTGGCCAGATGAACTCGTCCGCATCCACGACAATGTGCCAGTCGTGCATCCGATCAGTCAGCTTGATCGCCTCGTTCAGGGCGCTTGCCTTCAGATCGTCATCGATCCCGCTCGGCATCTCGCAATCCACAATCGTCACGCGGGCGTCGGCCGCCAGCAACTCGCGCGTCGCGTCGGTCGATGGCGTCACGAACGCGAGAATCGTGTCGACGTAGTGGTAGTGACTCAGAAAGAACGGGATCAAGACCGCTTCGTTGTAGAAGCAGCAGAACAGTTTGATCACGCGGCACGCTCCTGTAGGCGCGCGAGTTCCTGCTCGAGTGGGACGCAGGGAAACGCGGTCAGTGCCGTCCGCCTGGAACAGTTGATCACCGTGATGCCGAGTTCGGCCAATGGGGCGACGAGCGTCTCTAGCAGCTCGCGCATCTCCGGGTATGGCGATGGCTGGCAATCTGGATGCTCACCGAACCAATGCTCCTGCGTGCCGTCAGGACACATGTCGTACCCGAGTAAGAGGATTCGACTGGCGCCCAAATGCACGGCCAAGTTGATTGCCTGAAACCCGCTGTTCCTGCCAGTCCGCAGGCCAGTCGGCTCGAGCTCCAACCCGTCAAAGCCGGTGTTCTCCAGAACCTGAACCCCGGGCCATGTCACCGGATCGGATGCGGCGACTGAATATTTCGGACCCGTGAAACTTGGCACGCCCTTATGCCAGGTCCACCATTTCTGATCGCAGGCATAGAGCACGTCGGCCCACGGCGCCAGTCGGTAGGCGTCGTTGATCGCAATCACGCGCGCCAGGCCACGGACGGCGTCGACATCGGCCGGCGTGAGACTGGGCCCGCCACCGATGAGGACGAATGTCTCGCCGGGCCAGAGCTTCGGCACTGAGATCACGAAAAGTTCCTCCCGGCCTCGCCGCGCTCACCCTTCGCGCCGTTCAACCCTTGCGCACCTGGCTTTCCTTCGCGTCCATCTCGGCCTGCTTTTGCCGCCAATTGCCATGGTGTTGCGCCTTGGCCAGGCGTCATCAGCGTGTCTTCGCGAGCAACCCAGAGCGACCCATCGCGCGTGACGACGTCGCCTTTTTCGTAGGCATCCCCTGATCGATAGATGCCTCGGTAGACCATTGCCGACGATTTCATCTCGCCTAAAATCGACCCGTCTGTTCTGAGGATCTGCCAAGTCCGATCGTCGAGTTGCTTGAGGCTCGCACCTTGCAACGTGCCATCTCGGCCAGCGGACCCATCGAGACCTTTCTCGCCACGCTCGCCGGCCGCGCCGTCTCGGCCAGGCACCCCTGGCACGCCTTGTTGTCCATCACGGCCATCTTTCCCGTCGGCCCCATCCTTCGCTCCCGGCACGAGCGCCGCGGCGCGGATCGCGAGATCGTCGAGATCCACCACCGGCGCATCTTTGCCATCGATGCCGTCGCGACCATCTTTGGGTTTATCAATGGCGGCGATGGCGGCCTCGATTTCCCTCATGACCTTCGGCGCAATCCATTGATCGATCTCGAATTTCAGTTGTTCCCTATCAATGGACGTCGCATCCTGACCGTCCTTGCCAGCTGGCCCCGGAATGGGCGCACGCGCCTCGAGTACCGCGATGCGCTCGAGTAAAGGCGCGGTCGCTCGCTTGATCGCACGCAATACCGTTTCAGCAAGCTGAAGCTCGAATCGATCCTTTGCGGATTCAACTTTCATAAAGATGCTTCAACGGCCCGATCGAAAAAGTCGTGGTCAAAATCAAGCGCCAAATCGAAGAGATCGAAATCGAAATCGATCGCCTTGGCAGGTTCAGGAAGCGCTGCGGGCGGTTGTGGCGCTGTCGCCGTCTTCGCGGGCTTCACGTTGTCGCTGCCCAATTTTTCGAGTGGCCAGTTCTGCTTCTGCAGATACACCTGGTCACCGCCAGGGACCGGCGGCAGGTTGAACATCGCGCGGGCCTCATTCGGTTTGCGCACGCCGCCGACGACGCTCTTGGTGGCCACGTCCATCCGCTGCACGGAATCCATGCGATCGAGTTCTTCGATGCAGAACTCCACCTCGTAGCCGACGCCACCATCAGGTCGTTTCACGCTCCCGAGTTCGAGCCCTTCCGTCAGACAGAGCTCGATCGATTCAAAGTAGTACTGGAGCGCTTGGCCGTAATAGTCCTGGCCCAAGGCTTCGACGTTGTTATAGGACGGCAGCGGACCAACCGCGACTTTGTAGGGCGGGACATGGTGGACCGCGCAGATCTTTTCGTCGTCCCACTTCAACTGGTCGATGATTTCCGCGTCGACGGCTGACATCACGGCCGGCTGATCGAACTTCATCCCGTCGCCGACGACCGCCAACTTGCCCGCGTTTTCGGGACCGCCATAGTTTTCGTTCCAGTACTTCTCCAATCGCGTGACGGTCGTCTCGCTGATTTGGCCAGGCGCGCTGAGAATGCCGCCGGGATGGAATCCGTTATTAAAAAGCTTCGTGGCGTTCCTATTGATCGTCAGCGCTTGCATCGCGGCATGCCCGCAGGCATAGACGGGTGAGAAGCCACAGAGAGGGTGATAGGGCGCAAAGCCGATGTCGTGAATAATCTCTCGCGCCGGAATGACGATCGAGGCTTCGGTGAGATCCGCGAGCAGATCCTGTTGGCAGGCGTAGTACACCTGGCCGCTCGGCCCGACGAGCGGACGCACGCGCAACGGATCGAGCAGATAGAGATCCGTCACGATGCCGCGGCTGTCGCGCGCCTTCAGCGCGTACGCATTCCCGCGCATCAATTTGGACATCATCCAGTAGGTAAAAAACTGAATGCGGTTCTGATAGTGGTTCGGTCGATCGAGCACAGGCGCATACGGTGACGCGCGCTCGACTTCGACATCGATCCCGTCAACTTCCTCGACGAGCTTCGGGCGGATCTTCGCCACGTCGCCCGCGATCAAGGTGACGCAGGCCCAATAGGTGGGATGGGCCAGGGCGTCTTCCACGGGTACAGCGACTCCTCGCTGCCACGCGCCGGCGAAACTCTCGCGCAGGATCGGCCACCACCCTGCACTACTCGCCGGAATGTGGGTAATCCCGTCACCGAGCGCCGCCGATGCGCTGCCTTTGGTGTCGAGCACGAACCGACCGATCTGAATCTTCATCGCTTCTCAGCCGTCAGATCGCGGCGTTTATAGGTGCCTTTCTGTGGGTTTGCATCGTCAGGCAGGCGTTCCACACAACCGACCGACGCCAGAATATTGCCGGCGTCTTCGGTCAGTTCGATGATGGCGCCAGGACGATGCCCATCAGGCGTATCGGTGAGGACGCGGTAGTGATGAATCGTGAAATTGTCGAAGGCCATCGGACTCCCTTAACGCAGGGACGAGTGACGGAGGCGGCCCAGCCGAACGCGGCCGAGCTCGCCTCCATGTGGAGAACCGAACTACGCCTTATAGGCGACGTTGTAGATGTAGCGCGCCGCGCCTGTGCGGCGGAGCTTCCAGTTGATCTCGCGCGTCGCCTTCAGGAACAACAGACCCGACTGAAAGGCCGACACCAGGCTGGCGCCTGTGCCGACGATGCCGGTCTGCGACGAGCTGTCCACCATTTCGACCGACGCCTGATCGCTGGCGTCAATCGTGACCACGCCGTCATCCGCGAGGTAGATTTCTCCCGCTTTCACGGCGACCATGATTTCGCTGACCGGCGATCCGATCGAGGTCATCGCCGTGGTGGTGATCACGGGGAACCCGAGCAAGTAGCCGCCTTGCATCGTGAGCGCCGGGAAGAACGGCACACCGAGCGAACTCAGCATCAACGAAATGTTGAGCGCCTGCCCCGTCGACATGATGATCACAATGTCT